AAGCAATTTGCTCAGAAAGAATAGAAGTAAGTTCTACTTCAGCATCCAAGTTGTGGTAAGCATTCAAGTCTTGACCAAGCTCAGGAGTCCACTTAGCTTTAAGCTTCTTAGTTTGAGCAACGATCGCAGTTGAATCAACCTTGATATCGATTTCAGGAATTGATTCGTTACCTTCAAGTGGAAACAAGTTGCTTGATGAACCAACAGACCCAAGAGATCCACCTGTTGAAATACTGTCTGCAAGCGGACAAGATTGCGTACCTGCTGCTCCTAAATTAGCATCTATATTATTAGCTGACTGTGCAGTTGACGCCGACGCAACTGCAAAAACAAATCTGATACAATCAGAGTTGGTTGTAGGCGCAGCAATTGCATCTGCTTCTTTAACTCGCGCACTCAAACGACGGATTTGAGTAGCGGTAGTTGAAATGTTAGTAACAGCGTTTACAATATTAGCACTATCAAAAACGAAAGCAGACAAGTTGTTGAAGTCTGGGTCGCCCTCGGTACTGGTTAAGAGCTTAACATCAACATCAATAACAGCAACTTTCTGTGAAGAATCTGTAATAGACAATAGATCTGGGTCATACTGGATCAACTTTGCATTTGCCTCAGTCACAGCGCCATCTAGATCAAAAATAGCACATTTTGCTCGGACGCCGGCGGCAACTGCTGCAAGAGACCCAGTTGGTGAAGCGAATGCGTACCCAGTTTGACCATCACGTCCCGGGCCACCAAAACCGGCTTTGGTAGAGGCATCGACAAGGTCAACACCATTGATTACCTCAGAAGCAAGTTGATCTGTACCATAGATCGATTTATTTACAGCATTTCCAAGACGAGAAGTAATATCGGATTGTCCGGCAACATTCGGAGAATACGCAAAATCAAGGAAGAAGATGAGTCCGGAAGGAAGGCTCATTGGTTGAACGCTTACAAGATCGTTAGCGATAAGTCCGGCGAATACACGACGAACGATTGGGAAAGCAACAGCAGCGAAACCTTCAACGTCACCCACAGCCATAGAGCTAGATTCACGAAGAAGTTCTCTTGCTTGATTTTCGAGCAGACGAGCCATGGTTGACTTCTGATGCTCGGTTTGAAGGCCCTCAAGCAAACCGGTTCTTGTCCACTTATCAAGAAGAGCAGCGCCTTCTTTCTTCATGTCACGGTTTACGATACCTTCGGTTAAAGTTTCAATTATAGACATTATTTTAACCTCCTTAAATTATTGTTATTTAATGCCAGCAAGTTTTTTCATCTTCTCGGCAAAAAGATGCTCGGTAGATTCATTAACTTGCTTATTTCTACGTGGCAAAATTCCAGATAGATTTGATTTTCTTTGCACGGACTCGCTAAGAGTTCTAGGATTATGTTTCTTGTTCCCAGATGTCACTGTAGCATTCAGAGCTTCGCAAAGAGATTTCGCTTCTTCGGGAGTTTTAGCCTTTGCGATGGCTTCGACAATTTTTGATTTTTGTCGCTCATTCAAGGAGGCATCGCACAATGTTTTGTTGCTATAAAGCAACTTAGCGTTTGACAAAAGTGTTTCGTTAAGTTTCTCATTGATCTTCTCAACAACGCTTTTGTACTGTTTGTTCTTTAATGTAAGCTTTTTAAAGCTTTCTTTTAATTCTTTTAGTTTTTCTTCAAGAGCTTCGTTCTCTTCTTTATACTTTGTTGACTCTCTTTTAGCCAACTCAAGCTCTTGCATATATTGAAGAGTTGCTTCATTTGTCTCGAACGTTCCATTCTTTTGCATGGATGTATCAACAATAAGTTCTTCTTCGAGAAGATCATCATCCATCTCGCCAAGAAGTTCCATGATTTGTTCCATGATGCCATCTTCTTCACTGTTGTTTTCTTTCTTAAGATTTTTAATTTCGCGTCCTGCTTTAGAATCTTGCTCTAATCTCTCGGCTTCACCTGCTTTGTAGCCATCATCGTAACCACCATCACGAGGCGCATCATCAGCCATTTCATGACCTGCTATAGCATCGCTGTAACCCTGTTTGTAATCTTTGCTTTTGGATTCTTGCAATGCATCGAGATCTCCAAGATCCAATTCATCTCCTCCACCAGCTTTGGGTTCTTCTGGGGTCTCTGGAGTTTCTAATCCACCTAGTCCACCAAGATCCATCGCTGGCTCCTCTGTGGTTTCTTCTTTGGGTTCAAAGTCCATAAGATTGAATTCATAGACTGGTTCTTCAAACTTCGCATTGTATTGAACCGATTCACCAGTATCCAAAGGATTGAAAGCATGAGGAGCGGAAAAGCCGGTATCTGGAGAAGCTTCTTGTTCTTCTTTAATCACTTCTTTCTCACCTTCTTGGTTCTCTATAATGGTGTCTTTGTCTGACTCCTCCAGTAGAGAATCAACTGCTTTTTTAATCTCTGGTGCATATTTTTCAATTATTGCTTGTTCTGCATTTTTAAGTGCTGCTTCTCGTAGAGCTTTAGCGTCCACGATAGCTTGTTCTAACATTGAAGACATTAATGTTTTCTCCTAGTATATACGTATCATCTGTAAATAGTGCTAAATACGAGAAAAAGACTAATTACTGTTTTACTTAGCCTCTAAGTACTCTTCAAAGAAGGATTCACTAGTAATTTGTTTCAATTTGCGAATCATCTTTTCCATGGTTATTATGACTTTCTTTCCGGTTTTTTATCTCTGTTGCTCTATCTGATATTATGTTATGCTCCAATAAATATTCGCTCCGTTTCCGCCGGCTCCTCTAGCAAAGTGTATCTCAACATAACACATACCAATGAAACCAAGTGAACCACCAGAATTAGGATTAAATTGCAAGGTTGTTACCCATCCGGATCTATTGACCCGAAAAGTAACTGGGGAGCCAAAATTCGTATCCGTTGCCGACGCAGCACTTGCTGATGATCCTTCATATTGTACCATTCCAACTCTGCTGCGGTATCCGTTTCCAACACCGCTTTGATGTCCGGACATTTCTTGTTTAAAAGATACTGCTCCCCAAAAAGTATTATCGCCGGGATCTGACGAACCGCCCGCCACATAAGGTCTCCATGAAATCACATCATGCCAAGTGTTTGCGGCGGAGTTGCTAAAGTGAAATTGCCTCTTAAGGGTAAAGCACATTCGCCTATCAGCATCAGTAGTTAATTCTTTTGGTACGATATATTCTTCGCCTATCACTTGAACCGATCCACTAACTGCCAAAGCACCATCGTCTGAATCAAACGTCATTCTAGCATTTCCGGCAAAAGATCCGTTGTTATTATATTGAACCTGTGTATTGCTACCGGCAGGTGAACCACCACCACCGGAAGTCAGATCAGTCTCTGTAACATCATAAGACCTCCAGTATAGCTTACCATCAGACTTTGTATACAAATAGCCTTGTCCATCAGAGGGCTGAGAGGGTGTTGCAGATTCAGCGGTAATTGCAATTTTTCCTGCAACATCAAGTTTTGATATCGGACTTGCCGATCCTATGCCTAGATTCCCAGCAGCGGACAAAGTCATCAATACACTACCAGAAGTCTGTAATCCAAGAGGGGCGGTCCCAACATTGTTTCTAAATTCAAATGAAGTTGTGTTGTATTCTCCAAAGAAAACTAGCTTCTCATTTGAATTACCAGTACCAGCCGTTCCTATACCAACTGTATGAGATCCTGTCTTAACAAGTCCCAAAACTAAATTACTTGATGAAGTATACTTGGTATTTATGATTAAACCTTCCATATCTGAATTGTTGCCGTGTGGCTCATAATCATCGTTTATACCTATACCTAATCCAGACTGATCGAATATCTGATTTGTTGCTCCGACGAAAAGGGTCTCGAAAGCTTTAACTGTTGCAGCGTTTACTTGATTCCATTGAGAACTTGCTCCTCCAAGAGATGCTCCTTTGTTTGCATATGGAACCATCCCCGAAGATCCTAATACAATTTGATCATTGAATCTTGCAAGGTTATTGTGTATATAAAATGCCTCATTATCGCTACCACCGTGAGTTGCTCTAAAGCTAAGTTTACCATCTCCATCCGAATCAGCAGTACCTAGAATCATTGCGGAAAGCTTAAAAGCATCAGAGCCTATGTGTGAATAAAACTCTAATCTACCAATCTCATCATCTGTGTTAACTCCAGCCGGAGAGCCCGGTGTTCCTCTTGCTTTTATAAATCTAAACTTGCTTGCTCCAACCGAGTCTGCATAAGTTTCAGTTGCAAAAACGGCACCGTTGTTTATGTCTCCAATTGCATGAATAGTATATTTAGGATTCGCTTCTCCGTTTGTATAAACTGGATTTCCTCCACCATCTGAACTTCCGCCTTGTCCTGTTCCAACACCCAGATTCACGCCGCTTACTTTCACACCATTATTATCCACTTTTAATCTAGTAGATCCACTTGTTTGAAATTCGATCTGGTCTTCACCAAAATCAATGATTGTATTTCTTTCTGTATCATCGGCTGCTTTGATATCGCCTTGAACTGTTGATCCTTTTGTATATTTATATGACATTAATCAATCCTCACTGAAGTCCATAATCTTACGGACGCTTGTTGTATATCTCTATCTAGTAGTCTCGGCTCAATAATAACCACGGATGGTTCAAGATCCTCAGTTGTTGTTTGGGTGTAAGCTGATATTGATCCACCACCACCCCCTCTAACTGTTGAACAGGATGTTGGACCACATTGTCTTCTAGGTGCCACTGATGTTCCACCCATGGGAATAATTGCTCTCGATACTTTTTGTCTTTTAAATATTTTCATTATTCTCGTATTGTTTTGAACCGATTGATGGACAGGTGTCATGTTCTCATCAAAAAGAATAAGACGAACAGTCACTTGTTCTTTGTTAAAGACAATATAACTCTCCAGAAGGTAGTGTCCATTCTCATGAGAACACTTCCGAAAATTTGCCGAATAGTTGCAATTTTCCCATGCGAATTTTATTGTATCGGGGTTATACACGTAAATGTCTTCATCGATTGAAACATAACCATATTGTGTCAATTTTTTGGCATTACGGGCATCATTTATAGTGTGTCCGAACACTGATGTTGAGTCAAGTTGATAAGGTATCTTTGTATTGTTAATTACTGTTGTTGGAGCAACAAAAATTTCAATGTCTGCATGAGACTCCACAACAATTTCTGGTATTGGCTCTCCTCCAAATAAAAGAGATGTTAATAAGGCGAACATAATTCCTCCACGTTCTAGAGTAATTATTCTCAAATAAAAAAAGGGCCCGACAAAAGTCGGAACCCCCAAGAGTAAATCTTGTGTATTTGGTTTATACGATTACGAAAGTGTCAGCAGCAACATAATACAAAGTAATAGCCGCGTTGTCTGATTCAAGTACGAGATTAGCGGTAGAACCGTCAATTTCTTGAGAACCAGCTTGAGCGATCGTCAAAGGCTGAGCCCCTGCGTTACCATAAGCTTTGATTACGATTGATTCACCAACTTCCAAATCAGCAGAAGCAGGAAGAGTCCATGTGCGAGAAGCAGAAGCATTCGCAGAAGGAGCGTTAACACCAACAGCAAGAGTTCCATTCGCATCTCCGATAGCATTAATAGCAGCTTTACCAGAACCAATGTAGGTTTTGATACGAGACATATCTGTACGCTTGATAGTACCAGCATCAGAGATCAAGATCTCGTCAGTTGCAACGATTGCAGCACCGATATCGGATTGACCAGAAATAACATTGTTATTAAGCATAGATCCTTCAACAGCAGTTGCTTGAATTGTTGCAGCACCGCCAGAAGCGATCAAAACATCACCAGAAACAAGAGCAAAAGCACCATTAGCAACATTAGTCATAGATACTTTCTTTTCTGTACCGTTATCAGAAACAGCAAACATATCTTCACTAGCATGAGGAGCAGCAGAGAGTTCTGCCATTTCATCAATATCAAGAGCCATAACACCACTAGCGGAAGAAAGACCGTTACCAGCAAATAGATCAGCAAGCTTATCGATAGAGGTATGCTTCATTGTTCCGCCATCATTGTGAAGGAAACCATCACCAGAAGCAAGAGCAGTTGTTCCAACAGTAGAACCACCATCAAGAAGAGCAAACTCAGCAGCAGTTACAGCAGCCGCAGCAGCGGTAGTCGCATCAGCAAGAACAGCCATGTGAACAGTTCCAGCAGAGTTGTATTGTGGTAAAGTTACTGTGATGTCCGCTGTAGGAGTACCACAAGTAAGAGTGGTCTCGTGAGCATCAGCAGGGCCTTCGAAAGTGAAAGAACTAGTGATGTTAATAGTAGTAGAGTTAACAGATGTGGTTGTACCATTGATTGTCAAGTCGCCACCAACGATAAGACCACCAGTAAATGTAGCAACATCATCAGATTGACTACCGATTGTGAAAGAGCCACCCATATCAACATTGGTGTTGATCTTGGAAAGAGCAATTGCAGCGTTTGAAGCTACGGAAGCATTTACAACAGCATCTGAGGCCAATTGGTCTGCACCAACAGCATCGTCTGCGATCATTGCTTGCTCTACGGCATCGTTAGCTATGGTAAGAGCACCACCAGAAGCAATTGTTGCATCACCAGAAACGTTGCTATAAATAAAATCACCAAAATGTTGAGCATCGATTCTTTTAAGAACACCAGCATCGGAAACTAACAATTCATCAGTAGCAGCGAGATCACTACCAGCAGCAAGAGCAGTTTGGCCCGAAATAATATTATCATTAAGCATTCCAGATTCAATAGCATCGTTAGCTATAGTAAGAGCACCACCAGAAGCAATTGTACCGTCTCCGGAGACATTACTATAAATGAAGTCTGCCAAATGTTGTGTGTCAACTCTCTTAAGAGAACCAGCATCAGCATCAGCAATCAACAATTCATCAGTAGCAGCTACAGCAGCACCGTTCGCAAGAGCAGTTTGACCAGTAACAACATTAACATTAAGCATGGAACCTTCAACAGCAGCCGCTCCAATAGTCAAAGCACCACCGTCAGCGATTGTAGCGTCACCAGAAACATTACCGTAGTAAAAATCACCAAGACTATCTACACCAACTTTTTTAAGAGTACCACCATCAGAAATCATAAGTTCATCAGCAGCAACGATGTCAGCGTGAGCCAACTCGGTTTGACCTGAAATTACATTGTCATTAAGCATTGAACCTTCAACAGCGTCTGCTTGAATTGTAGCAGCACCACCGGCAGCAACAGCAACATCACCACTTACATCTGCGAAAACGGCATCTTGAAGATTGCTAAAAGTAATCTTCTTTTCAGTACCATTGTCAGAAAACATGAAGTGATCTTGAGTTTGATGAAGAGCAGCAGATCCAAGAGCAGAAAGCTCATCGATATCTACAGAAAATACACCAGAAGCAGCAGCAATACCAGAACCAGCCATTGCAGTAGCAAGGTCAGCAATAGATTCCTTTACGGTAGCATCAGCGTCAGCATCATATAGAGCTAAAAAATCCGCACCAACGTTAACATCAGCAGCAGCAAGACTATCCAAAGAAAGTCCAAAAGAAACAGCAGCAGAGCCGTTATAGTTTCCGGACATTCCAAGACCGGAGTTAGAAGACAAAGAAAGATTGTCCAAGTTTGCACCAAGATCCTTACCGGAAATTGTTTTTGCAGCAAGTTTTGCAATTGGAATTTCTCCAGCATCGACTTGTGCGATAATGTTAGCAGCGGTAGTATCGTCAACATCAGTTGCAACGAGACCGTCCTCTGCTTTAATGGAACCACTGAGTACAGCAGCACCTAATTGAAATTTATAAGCCATAAATATATTCCTCCAAGAAAATATGACAAAAGCCCACGTAGGGCCCTCGATCTTAAATAGTAAACACAATTTATAAAAGTACCTAATAGATGAAGAATTTTGACGTTCCATCTGAGTATAAATTCACCGCTGCATAAGGTGATTCGAGGATTATAGAGGTTTGCCCGTCAATAGTTTCCGCTCCTGTGGCTATGATTGTTATGTTATTTGTATTGGAATTTCCTGCCTCATCTTTTATTGTAAAATATTGACCAGCCTCATAATCTCCCGCTGAGGGCAGTCTGATCTGTAAGGCTGATGAAGCTGATACTCCAAGTATTGCAGACGAAACTGAAGCAGTTACATCTACAGTAACTGCTGTTCTAGAAAATATTATTCCTTTTGTGACCGTTACTGTTACATCATCTCCGGATGTTGTAGCGGTTACTCCATTACCAACAAAGTCAAAGCTCGCTGCTTGTGTTGTTAGGTTCGATCCTTCATCTTTTGCTACCAAAGAAGCATTGGCAATTGTAACGGTCACATCGGCACCGGATGTTGTAGCGGTTACCCCGGCACCAACAAAATTTAAACTACCGGCTTCAGTTGTTAAATTCGATCCTTCATCTTTTACTGTTAAATTTGTACCTGATGATATTTTCTCATTTAGGTATTTACCAATATAAAGATAAGCAGATGCGGTAACAGGTATTGTTGATGCATTATAGTCCTGCACAAAAACAACTCCCGAATAATAATCAACCTGCCAGTCAACTGAATCTCCGGATGTTATCTCATTAGCAGCGTCTGTTGGATCACCTTTCCATAGTTGTAAGAAATATCTATTGGGACTTGCATTAGAGGCAAATGGGGGCACCAATTGTAGTCCACCACGCGAATCGTAAACTCTCTTTCCATTAGTATAATTGCCATTGCCTCGATCTGAATTTGCTGAGACTGATTCATAGTTAGATGGTAGCTTTAGGTAGTAACCATGTGTACCACTCGCGGACGACTCATCTCCACCGCCACCAGCATCATTTGCATCATATATGGTATCTGAAATAGCCACCACATCAAAAAACACCTTTTCAGTAGTTACCGGTCCACCAGCAGATGCACTGTATCCTGTATATGTATCGGTTCCCGGAGAGTTTGGTATAGACTCTGCAAACACACCATCTGAAACAATTGAAACATTTGAAGGTATCGACTCATTGACATCGCCTTTGAGATTGGATGTGTGCGCTTTGCCCAACAGCTTTTTAGCTGCGAACTGGGTTGAAGTTAAGTTTGTTTTTCCCGTACTCATTAGTATATCATCTCAACTCTGGACAGATATCCTGTCCAATCTTTATGTGCGGAAATCTTAACAACAAAATATTGTGTATTTCTGACTTGTTTTTCTTGTAGTTGCAAAGGTACAGTTGCTCCTGCTCCATCCACACTTTGATCTAGACCGGAGCCACCGCCATTGTATATACCAACACCATCGGATGTGGGCTGTACACCTGCCGAGTATGGTTTTATACAATCACCCCAAGCTGTTGAGGTATCATCTAAACCAGTAAAATCTGGGTCGGATGGAACTTTTAATTCAACATTTATATTTTTGTTTGCCCCGAGAGTACCAGTATAAAAAGCACCTGACTTAGCAACCAAGTTGGCGTCTCCGTATAGTTTTATCGAGAATGTAGCTTTTGAAAGGCCGGTTTGATTTCTAAAATATCTGTAGAAGGTTCTCACATTGTTTGTGAGAGTGGAGTAGTTTGGATTATTAGCTGGAGCTTGCAATGAGCCACCATCAGCTACGTTTCTGGTATCTCCTGAGTTTCCTATTTTCAAAGGAGATATCGCGTATCCATTTATCGTAACCATTCCATCGGCATGACTAGCATAACTTCCGGGATCATTGACAGAGTACTCAGAATTCCATGCATTAGCTGAAGATGTCGCACTTAATTGAGATGTGTAATTACCGGAGACAATCCTATACGTCTCGGTATTAAAATACTCATTGGTGTTCAAGTTTGTACTTCCAACCGCCCCAGAATAAACCATAAAGGAGGTCTTTGACAAGGTTGATGTAGTTACATTATTTTTGAAAGGATGAACTAAAGTTGAATTAACCGATACATCATGGTCTGTGAATAGACTGAGACCTTCGGCAATTGATGTAAGATTATCGAAAAGAACAGTACCAACCACAGCAATGTTATCTTCTTCACAATCTGCTCCATTATCTAGATTTGGCAAACCAGCTTGAGATACTGCCGAGTCAAATGTTGTGACACCATCGCCTGAGATACGTATATTTGATATTGAACAGTTTGTTGTTATAGGAAATGTCAATGCATTGGAAAGTGCACTGTAGGTATTTCGATATACGTTTGCCGCTGTGTAGCTATAGCTTCCACTTGGTCTTGAAGCAAAATATCCAACACCAGACTGATAATATTTATTAGAATGATCAAAGTTAGTTAAAGCTACAGATGAAGCTGCCATATCATTAACTGCGCCGGAGGGATCTATCGCCCATTCAACATAATTTGTTGTTGTGTCGGGTGTACCTCCTCCAACTCTATGTAGAACCCTAGCGTAGTTCCATCCGATTCTTTGATCATCCGCCCCTATCTGATAAGTTCCTGTTCTGTAGGGCTTAAGATAGCTAGGAATATTATCCGAAGTCTTTGAGAATTCCACAGCACTAACAGAAAAGCCGGAGTTGTTACCATTAAAATTGTTTGTTATGGCATTGAGACTGCTAGCTATGTTTGTAGTGTGAATCTCGCTACCATTGACCTCTAAAACTAAAGACCCAAGATATCCATTGAAGAATGAATCATTTGGATAATTGTTTCCACTAGCTCCAACATCCTCATTTAAAGTCCCTGTGAAGTTTGCTTTGCTGGTGAATATACCCCTTCTATCTCCGGACAAAGTATATGATCCGTTACTATCGATAGTACTCATTGCTCCAACGCCTGAACCTTGAACATTAATATATCCAGAAATTCCATTAGAAGATCCAAATGATAATTTGGCATCCGTACCAGAAATATCAGCATCGATATCGTCTAAGGCAGGAGCAGAAGATGGTGTCTCGGATGATGCACCAAATACGAATTGCAATTGAGATATATAACCGGCCCAAGAAGCATCAGCTATTATCTTAACAGTAACATATTCATTACTATTTACCGTCAATGTTCCAAACGTTATATTATGAGTATTATCTCCGGAGTCTGTGTCATTGGACGCTCCATTGATCAGTGCACCATTACCATCAGCGGAATTGTTATAAGCAAAGTTCTGTGATACATCCATCCATCCCGTTTTTTCCGGAATCTTTATAAATACATGAACATTACCAGTACCTAGGGAAGAATTGTTATATGTGGTACTATTCTTGGTGCTTACTATTTTCATATCATGCTTATTGGCACCGGAAGTATTTTGCACCTTCCTATAAAATGTTCTTGTGCCACTAACAGAGGACATGTTGGGTTGACCAGACTCTACATTGGTTATACCTGAGAAATTGCCACCATTGGGTACGTCTCCATCAACGGGACTATATAATTTTTGATTGAAATACAACAGTCCATCTTGATGACCATCAACATTTGATCCTGTCATATGTTTTTGACTATTCCATGTTGCGGCTCCTGCTGTGACATCTGATTGGGAGCCGTATGCACCAGATGTTATTCTATAGGTTTCATCGTGAAACTTTTCTAAAAGATTTGAACTTGCCAAACTTCTGTTGTCAATCAAAAAACCATTGCCGGTGGTTACAGAACCTTGATTCGATATAGTGTTTTTGAACGGATGAGTGACAGTTGTGTTGGCTGTTATTGCTCCATTTATTAAAGAGTTCCCATTGTAATCTAAAGCCCCCGTCACTCCTAGAACTTTAGCGTTTGTTTCTCCTCCTCCGAGATCCGGCACAGCTTGTGCCGCTGGAGTACTGCTATTTGACACCGTGAAAGATATCGGAGTACCAGAGGATGCGTATACATTTCTGTACAGATTATTGATATCTGCTTTGTAGTTTGCTGTCACATCGGTGTTATATTGAACACCAGACAAGTATTTCGACCCAACCAGTGAGATGTTTTCAATTCTAGCGTTTGTCACAGAAAGATCATTGACAGCACCAGAAGGATCATTTATCCATTCGATAAAGTTTGTTGCATTATCCGTGCTTCCAACTGTGTGGATTACTCTCGCATAATTCCATCCGACTTTTTGTTGGTTTGTATCAATTTTAAATTTTGCTGTTCGATGTTTAAAAATGTGCCATTCGGCATTATTTCCATCAAAAGATGACGCAGTAATAGAAACATTTGTAAAACCAGAGTCAGAAGTTAAAGAAGTAGCAGAACCAGCATTTGGGTTGCCGCTACCAGCTAACCCGGATAAAGCTATTGAATGTATCACTGTTCCATTTAATTCAAGTTTTAATGTGCCTGTTTCTGCATTGCCAAAAGCATCGGTAGAATAAGCAACATATCCATTTGTAGTGTTTTGTGTAACATGAAAATTTAAAAAACCGGTTATATCTTGTGTTCCGTCATATACACCTAATCTAAAATTATCTCCAGAAGTAGCAGATTGATACGTCCCAGTTCTATCTACTGCACTGAATCCAGCAGCCGTTGCGGAAGAGGTATATCCAGTAATAGGACTAGATGCCCCAAAGCTTAGTTTTGCAGCAATACCAGCGGTGTTATCAGAATTCACTCTAGATAATGCCGGAGCGGGCGATGGAGCCAATATCTTCAATACTTCATTTATTTTATCAACTGCTGTTCCTACCGTGGTGTTAGTGGTGAAATCCGAAAAGAGACCATCAGTATAGTCTCCATCTTCAGCGGCCCCAAGTGTTCCACCAGCCCCCGCACCGGAGGAAGTTAATATCAAATTATTCGAATCATCTAGGGCTACAAATTTAGTCGAAGCAGCAGTCCCAGAAGCAAGACCTGTTAAGCTCATTTTTGATCCTGTTATGGACCCAGCAAATGTATGTATATCGTCTGAGCTATCTCCAAACTGTGTAGATCCAGTTGCTGATATGTTGACGACGTTCTTGCTTGTTACATTTGTTACAAGCTCGTTTGCAAAAATAGATCCAGATACTTCTAGATTGCCTGCTAAAGCTAGCACCGAGCCATTATATGTTAAGTTAGCGGAAGCTCCAAAGTCGCCGCTGTTATTAAATTGTATTTGTGTATTACTACCAGCGGCGCCTATGTTTGTGAGATTTGAACCATCACCATAAAAAGCAGAAGCAGAAATATTAGAAGAAGCACTTAGGCTTCCGACTATATCAAGCTGATTGCTGCTTGTGTTGAAAGTAAGATTGGAAGATCCACTGATCTGCTTATCGCCCTTCTTGAGCAATACTGACCCGGTAACACCTAGGGCCTCTGTAATAGCGCCCCCACCGATGAAGGCCCAGCCGAATTCAGCCATTTAAACCTCTCTATGAACCTTGGAAGGTAGAACCAGCAGCAAAAAGCTTATCGTTGGCCACTATTGCATTTGAACCATGTGTGGTGTGTTTAAAAAATACTCGATCAACACCAGCAATTTCATGAACAATATAACTTGATGTATTATTGATGGTTGTAAACTTTACTTGTGTACCGGCAGTGTCTTTCAAAATAAACCATTCTCCAAAAGCGTGAATATAGCCATACACTTCAATTGTTTTATCGTTTGCTTCACTATTTTCAAAGTAAAGATGTAAGTATCTTTGATTTTCTGTTGCGTATCCATCTGTTACGGCACTTGGATCTACGTTTCCAGAGGCCAACGCCTCTGTTCCATGTGCTCCTGCGAGATTTTTAGGTTGCCTTGTTCGGCCCCAACTATTGTATTTATGTACTGACATTTAATTCTCCAAAAACTAAAATAATTAGTTGTTCTTATTTCTTTTTGCTTCTTCTTTCTTTCTCCGAGCAATGGCTTTCTGTTTTGCTCTGCGTCTTTTATCGGAGGGTTTTGTATAATGTCTTCTATCTTTAACCTCCTCTAAGATTCCAAGCTTCTTTGCTTTTTTGATAAATCTCTTAATTAATCGATCTTGGTTCTCGTTTTTTCGAGGTTTGATTGTTAAGTTGTTGGCCATTCTATTTCCTTGAAAGTTTTTTCCAAATTGCTGAAGAATTATCAGAAAAGATACCAGATATATCAACTCCTGCGTCCTCTGCGGCCATGCCACTAAGTGGACCTTGCCCTTGCGCTGATGATGCAGCAGGTGCTGGTGTTGTTCCTTCAAAGAGGTTAACGCCATTATATGCGTCTTTGCCTATTGAATCTAAAATCTTTCTTTTGCGTTGTTTTAATTTTTCCATATTTTTTTGATTGGATCTTTTATTTTTTTCTTCACGTTTAACTTCAACAATTTGTTGAGTTTGAGAAGTACCCTTCATAACCTCGGATATTATGGTTGACAAGGCTCCTTCTTCAAATATTACTTCTTTTATACACTCTTTAATTAGCGGCTTTAACACTTTTTTTAAATCATCTTTTTTCATTAGTCTTCCAAAATCTTCTTAAATAAATCATCAACAATATTTCTTTTTGCTTCGTTTATCTTATTTTCATACATATCTTTCTTTTTATCTGGGTAAACATAAGCATTTGGTGTTGATGGTTCTGATACGATATCAAAGCAAATTAACTCAAAATCTTCTTGAACAACGGTGCTGCCCATGCTCTCTTTGACAGATCCAAGACCACGAGAAGAAATACCAAGCTTAACACCAGCATTGATCAAATCTTTAAGAATACGACCAGACGGTGTATCAAGAACTTTAATCTTGCCCATAACATCTTTACCTTCCCACCAAACATCTGTGATAATGTGAGATACGTTTCTAAGATTGATAACAGAATCGTCTGGGTGATCAAGTTCTCCCAAAGCGCGATTGTCTTTTATAATATTGCTATAGTTCTCAATCTCTCTCTTAAGTACTTTAAAAGGATAAGATCGACCATTGCCATTCTTTTTATCTGCTGTCTGAATTCTACCAGATAAATAAAGCATGCCGTTTGCAACTTCTTTCTTTTCTCTTTCAGTTAAGAGATCCAAGCAAATTCCATCTTTACAAAGTTCATGAAACTCTGTTAATAATTTTTTCATATTGTTCTCCAGTAAATGCGGTCTCTCTCCGCTCGTCTCAGGATCCTGAGCAACAACGTCTAACTGGCTGTAGCATCCATTTTTTAGTCATCATTTTTAGCTCCACTTCTAATTCCAAAATCATCAACGATCATAGATAACAAATAACTTGTACCGGCAGAAATACATCCGCACACAAAAGCATTGATTAGATTGTATTCAAATGTAAATAGTTCTGTAAAACCATTTACGGACCACATAAAGATACCAACCCAAAATCCCATGCATAGAGGACAATGAAACAGTGTGTTCCATTTTTTGGAGTAATCTTTTTTTGGTCTTATGTCTTCAAAGATCTTTCCATATACAATAATAAAAGTCATACCGTAAGAGGCAAGAATAAAATGTATTAAATCCATGATCCCTCAGTATGTATATCTTCCATAGATATATGGAGCAAACATACCTCTTTGGGCCATTGATCCCTTCTCTTCCTCATGAGGAACTTCTCCGAGTTCTGTAGTTTCATTGTCGTCCGGATTAGCGTAGTAATTATCCAAATCATCATCGTACTCTCTGGCGTCATCCATCATTGGTTTTTCACTAGTGAGCCATTCAGCAATATTAACAACTGTTGCTTCATAGATATCATGCTCTTTAGAATCTATGATTGCTCCTTCTAATGATCCATATACATTTCCACCTTGGATTGAATCATATTGTATAATTCCTTTTTTCCTTAAGTATTCAAATAATCTAGCTTCCGCACCATATACTGTCTCTGTCATTAAATCTTTTGCAAAAGCCACAACTTTTTTCGGACCCTTTAGCACTACGATATCGATATCATTGTGATCAAATATTAGAAAGTCACCATTGAGGGCCTCTCTAACGTTTAAATTATAGGAATAATCTACTTTTTGCAAACCCTTCAGAGTCACCTTTAATACTTTTTTAGGCTCTGCTTGGTTTGGCGAACTTATTGTGACATTAATGGCCATTATTCATCTCCTCCACTAAGTCTTGTATATAGAATAGAGATTTGACCATACTCTCATTTATTGGTTGTTTTTTGAAAGAATCGAGTTTATCTAAAACCTTCTGTGTGTTACTTCTGTATTGTTCATCTAGGTTATTCTTTTTTAACATGTTGCTTAGGTTTTCTCTGATCCTACTTATTTCTTCGTTCATAAATGTTTTAAGTCCAAGCCCATTATCAGAAAAAGACACAATATAATTTGTAAGCAATGCTTTTTGATTGTCACCCAAAGATCTTTTATAGGTTTCATTGAATTTTTGTATAAACGTTTGATATGTTAGATTATCAATATGTCGCATTTCTTTTTTCTGGTTGTTTTTAGGCGTCAATATTTGCAACACCTTTGTCTCAACGATTAATCTAGATTTTGCATTTAACGAATCTGAATTTAGCCAAGTTCCAACAGTTGCTATATCTTTGTAATTTGGAACAAAATTCTTGAACACATTGGATCCCAAACTTTGATTGATTTGCGAAATTAACTTTGTCTGTGCGTTAAAGACAGACTTTCTATTGATTTTTTTAAAATCAATTTGAGTCTCAACAAGAAAACGCTTTGAAAAGTCCGATGTCATCTTATCATTATTTTCCAATATCGATTTATATAATTGCAAATCATGATATAGAATCTTTCCTTTGGAAAAATTTTCTCTTATTATTGAGATTACATTCTCCTTATCATTAGCTTGTTTCCTTACAATTGTTTTTGTCAATTCTTTTAAAAGACATTCGTAAAGAAAAGCGGTATTTCTTTTCTTATTGTGTTTCATCTTCTGCTACCTTTGTTTTTAATAAACTCTCAATCAACAGATCTACTTGCCGAGATGTACTAAATAGTTTTTCTTCTTCTATTTTATTCACGTCAGTACCCTCAGTAACTCCTCTAGCTAGAGAATCAAGTCCACCGAAACCAGACTTGCCGGGAAACAGTGTCCTATTGGTATCACCAAATTCTGGTGTGTGAGTTCTTTTTAATTGCTTTGATAAGCCTCCCTTGGAGTAGGAGGTTTTATGTCTCTTATATCGACCTCTTTTGTATTTTGGCTTATCTTCTTTTTTCTTTTCATCATCTCGCTTAGCAGGTGGCTCAGCAAGAAGTATCTCATCATCTCCACCTGTGTCACCAGCCGGCTCATCAGCAGGTGCATCTCCACCAATATCACCAAGGTCACCTTCTCCACCGCCTAAATCACCAAGGTCACCTTCTCCACCGCCAAGATCTCCTAGGCCACCTCCACCTGCTCCGGCTTCAGGCGCTTGACCTGCGGCTTCCAAGCTAGCGGCGAATTTTCTATCATGATACATCTCTCTTTGCATTCGCAAAAATTCTTCTTCCGATAATCCAAAAAGCTTCTCAGCAATCCATCTTCTAGAGAAATAACCCTCAGTTGCATTACCAGCAACACTAAATTTTTTGTCCCATTGTTCCAGTTCTTGCAATTCTGCTATCTTTGAAGGGTTGTTAAGCTTCAAGCTAAATGATAATAGATCATCATTTCTAAAACCCATTGTGAACAAATGTATAATACCAATCTTTTCAAGCTCGGAAATAACTACTCTTTGTAGTCTCTGTATTGTTCGAGCAAAACGAATATCTTTTTGGGCAAGAGTGGTCTTATCTTCTGTCGCTCCCTCTCCCATCGTAAGATAGGATTGGGGTATTTTAAGGGCGGAGAACAGCTTATCTCTTAGGTACTTAACATCTTCAACGGTACCAGTAAATTGACCACCAGCTAGATTTTGTATATCAGTCTGCGACTGGCCTCTCACCGGGATATAATAATCTTCTTCAATTGATAAAGGGTTATATCTTAAATCTAGTCGTCCTGTTGTGGGGTCAACAACTTGATGTCGTTTCATTTGAGTCATGACTTTTTGCATGTATTGTTCAACGTCTTGTGGAGGAATGTTCCCAACGTCTATTTTAAAAACTCTTCTTTCGGGGGAACGAACAATACGATATGCCATCATTGCATCCTCTAATAGAGTAAGCTGTCTCCAAATTCTTCGCGCGGGCTCCAATACAGAAGTTCCATAAGGTGCGTGTTTATCATTTCCTAATATTCTGAAATGTGCCATTTGCCAATTTTCCAAAGTCATACCAGCAGAATTCCATTGATATTGAACATAATTGGGATTAGATTCATCTTCACCCTCTAATCTTTCAACTTCTTGTGCTGGTAATCCTATGCATGCTTTTATACCCATTTTTTCTTCGATATCCAAGTATAAAAACAAGTCTCCGTACTTACACATGGTACGACACCACCCAAACAAGTTGTGTTCAATATTTAACACATTATGGTAAAGATTATCTAGTATTGACTTTATCTCCTCGTTTGGACAACTAATTCTTAACATGTTTTGTAGAGAAGAATGAGTAGTCATTTCATCGGCGTATATATCTAATGAAGAAGCTATTTCTGGTGTGTATTCCATTTGATCAAAATCAACATATCTTTCACTACGATTTCTATTCGAAATCATATTCGCAGCGAGAACAGTCATGGGGTTGTATTCCACTTTCTTAAACTGCTTACCAGATGCTGACTTGAAACGATTGGCATATATATCCAAATGTCTTCTTCGAAGTTGTCGACCGGTCTGTGTTCTTCTATTGGTTATAGGACCAGAAAACAATCTCGTTAGTGAACGAAATAAATTATTTTCCGGATTATATGGGTTTTTACCCAAATTTCTTTTCTTTTTAGCCACTTATTTTTATCCTTTGAAGATCCATGGGAACTTTGTCGGCAAAGACAACTCTTCTTCATATTTAGTTTTGAAATCGTCTTTATGACCTTCCATTCCCTTTATGGTAGTATTTAGGCGATTTGTTTTTAAGTACATACCACCCAACATTGCTTTTTTGTATTCTACATCTCTCTTTGAAACAGTTAGTGCTGTATCTCGTACCCAACATACAATAGCTAGAGACATTATTAAGTCATCATGATACGATCTCATTGCTTGTGGTTTTCCATTATTCCAAATAAAGGTTCTAAATTCATGAAATGTCCTAGAGGAATATATTTTTAAAATTTTATTTCTTACAAACTCTTCAAGTTTTGCCACCACTAAAGGTCTTGTTTTGATCGATGTTGTAAAACCCGGAACAGTATTTGCCATATGTTCGCCTTGAGTTTGGCTTATGTATTCATGAGTTCCTTTGATCGAGTAGTAGATATTTTGATATCCTAGAGTAATTAGTTTTTCCAAAACCGAAATGCCAATTCCATTATTTTCAACAACTAAGAGGCACTCTCCATACTCTGTTGCCGCCGAGAATATCATTTGAGAATACATATCAAGATTTGGCTTGCCCTGATATTCTGCTACAATTTCCATAGTTTCTAATTTTAAAACATGAAACACTTAATTGTCTGCACCGTCACCTCTTGCTACATCCGCTACCAATAAATAAGTGCTTCCTTCTTGGTGTTTCTCCCATATCCAAAAATTCCTATCATATCCTGTTCTATATTGAGGTTCTCTTATTTGTTCGTTTAGCCATGCTATATCGTCCGCATGTATGACAGTATCACCGGACGTATTAAAGTTACACTCTAATTCTTGCGCTATTTGTCTTCGAGACATGTTTTTAGTTTCTTTAGTAAACCAAGCTTGGTCTCTTTCGGGATGCACGTCCCATGGGAGAATAATCGGCTTAAAATCATTTTGCTTTTCTTCTGCGTCAACGTATGTTTTGTGAAACCAATTACCGACACCATTAGGGGTAGATAGAGCAATACAGCGACCACCCGTTGACAGAGTTGGATAAAGACCTGTCCATAATTCTCCAAGTCCGTCGATATGTGCTGCCTCGTCAATCACCAGAAGAGACAATGCTTCCGAACGACCGGCATCTCCGGAAGTAGAAGCAGCTTTGATTTGAGATCCATTTGAAAGCTCAAAGGATGTTCTATTGTCAACTTTAATTTTTGCTACCCGCATCCATTCCGGAAGATAATTCATTATATTTTTAACCTTCTTTACGAGATTCGCAGCGGTAGCAAACTTTGTTGCGATAACAAGAACGTTCTTATCGCGATGGAACAACATAAGCCAAACGCAATAAGCAGCCGAAATTGTTGAAATTCCAAGCTGTCTTGCTTTTAAAATCACAGTAAAACGAAAATCATTAAAATCATCAATAAGATCGTTTTGATATGGATAAGTTTGGAAAGGTATAAGTCCTTTCATTGGGTGAGATATTCGACAATAGTTATTGATGAAGTACTTAGGGTCTTTTCCGGACTTCACAATCTCTTTTACAATATCTTTTTTCGATAATTTAAATCCCATTTCATTTTTTCTATTTCTTTTGATTGTCGTTTTTCTTTATATATTCGTTACTAGGACGCTTCGCGGTCTTAAATTGCTCTATGAATTT